GTATTGATTAATACATTGAATACGGCTTGGTCAACGATAGGAATTGGTCGGTTGACGCCGTTAGTGAAGATATGAAACACCATATCTTTTACATATTCAGATTCACCACCGAATGTTCCAACATTAAATATTTCATTTTCTTTGAATTCATTATGTACATATTGGCCATAAGCTTGAAATAGATTTTCGTTACCCCAAGGTTCGTCTTTATATTTTAAACCTTCGGATGCAATAACAAGTTTACGGTCAACAAGGAATTTAAATGGATCAGTTTGGAAATAAACATCTTTTACATCTGTGGTGATAACATAATTATAATCTTGCCAAGTATCTCTTAGATAATGATATATTGAAAGAAAACGTAAAACGTGCACGGGAATATTTGGAACTTGAACCATCTCTACAACAAGAAAACCTTGGTCAATTAACCATTTTCTTGTTTCATCTGTACCAACACCAAAAACCATTACCTTTTCGGTATTTTCATCACAAACTTCATTGATGGATAATACCCAAGGTTTTAGTTGATTGATGCCGTAGTTTGTACAGCCGCCGATGATGAGATTTTTTTGTGCCACGGGAACTCTCCATTATATTTTTTATTCATTACTGCATTTCCATTGATAAAGAAATCGGATGTAACCGAACCTTTACCGCCATCAACACGATAGTTCACGGTGTATTCACCTGTGCAATCGAATTTTTGAAAGTGTTGAGCAATAGTTGCCAGAAACACTCTATCTTGTCCCCAACCGCCATGCCAAACGCTAGCTAATTTTACACCAATTTCTGTTTTAAGGCAATATGAATTGGTGTCAACATGATTAACTCCATGATAAGTTTGCCATTTACCTAATGATTCACAGTCATCGTGGCAAACAAAATCACCCTTTTTGTTATATACATCACGGAGAGAATAACACCAATCTAGATTTTTTAGTTTGATTGTATTGATACAGGATTCAACATGATTAGGTTTCAACCAATTATCTTGGTCAAGGTATAACACATATTCGGTATCAACCAGGTGGGTAAATGCTGCATAGACACGGTGACCATAAAATCCATTGGCACCCACATTCAAAGGCAAATTACAAATCATAATTTTTTTATAATTTTTATGATTCTCAAATTGTTTTAAAAAGTTTCTTACCGCATAAACATATTCCGGACCATCACACACAAGATAACATTTAGTGTCATAAGTTTGGTCTAACACAGATTGTATAGCAGTAAACAACTCTGGAGAACCAGTAGTTGGTATAATCACAGTTGCAGTCATAATTAATCTCTAGTCAGTTTTAATATCTTCTCTATTTGTTTTTCTATAACAGGTTTTCTGTTAGGCCAATATATATATTCTTTATCTCCGGTCGAATGTAACTTGGTTAGAAAAGGAACAATCATCTTTTCTAATTGGTTTAATCGAGTTTTATAGTCATCAGCTGTTTCAGCCGTCTTATCTATAACCGAATTATAGTCCGCTTCAGATATAGCAGAGAATCCAAAATCATCACCAGTATCAAACTCTTGTGCTAGTTTATCGAAATCAATGAGTGCCATCATTTACCTTTATTTTGCTATAACAAATTTTGCTGAGTCTTTTGACATTGAAGCGGCATATGCATATGTCATTCTAACGAATGTGGACCTTATAGATTCATCTTTAAAGATATTATCAATTATAATAGGCCAAAGTTTATTTGATACACATAGAGCACTAAATTGTCCCACTCTCTCATCATAATTAATTTCTTTTTTAACTTCTTTTATCACTTCTTTAGTTTTTTCATCTTTATTTTTTATGTCATAACCTTTATCCTTGACTTTATCAGCCAATTCTTTTCTTATAGGTTTTTTATTTTCTTTAAAATCTGCGTTTGATGTTTTAAATTGATTTTGAAATTGATTCACAACTTTATCATCAATTAGTGATATTATCCCTAAAATTTGTTCCAATCCAAGACTTCCTCCCCTGGCAGCCATCCCCTTTAACAGAATCTCACCTTTAATACCTGCGGTAGAAGCATCGTGTCTAATTAATATTTTATCTTTTTCACTATTGGTATTTTTTAAAAATAATTTTAAATCTCTGGCTGGGGGTTTTGTTGGAATTTTGCCGGCCGGATAAGGAGTCCATTCGTAATTACCCCCTCCTAATTTTTCTAATTCTTTCCATTCTCTAGTTCTATTGAAGTTTACTTTTTTTATTGTAACTTCTCCTGGTGCAAATTTTAAAGATAATGGTAATAATTCTCCGTTATCAATTAAATCACTTATCATTTTATTCAATGAGATAAAAGTTGTTTTTGATAAATTACCGGACGATGCTGCAGTAGATATTGTTTTTTTAGCCAATGGTGTTGCAAAGTAAATGTCAGCAGGAGACCATTTATTTAATTCACCAAAAGGTATAAATTTGTTTTTAGTAAGCTTTTCTTTATTTTTTTTTTGTTTATTATTAGCGACTTCAAATAGTTTTGATATATCGTTCATTATTTCATCTTTGTGTTCATAAAACACATCGGACCATCCAAAAGGAGCAATCTTGGCGTGAAGTTTATTTAACCCATTCACTTCTACTATTAGTTCTTTTGCAATATTGGAAGATGAAATATACCAAGGTTTATATTTTGTTAGAAAATCATCTACTTGTTGAAATGATGCTTGGCCTGATTTAACATGATTTTTAAAAATTTCTTCAACAGAATTTTTTTTCTTTAAATACATCATATTCCATGCTTCTTTAAATTCTAGATAAGTTTTGTATGTGTTTACATCAAATAAACTTTTTGGTAATTTAATTTTATCTTGGCCAAGGTAATCTGCCATAGCACAGAATAGTGCTTGAGCAGTTTCTTGTATATCTTCTTTTGAAGCCATGGTTTACCTAATGATTTGAATGTCTTTACCTGAAGTCCAGATTTCGAGTTCTGTCCTCAATCTACCCTCAGTTTTAAGGGTTTCGTATCTATTTATAGCTTTACTTCGCCACCATTCGATAACATTACTCAATTCATGTTTATCGTAATTTTCACCTGGTAAGAGTGCATCCGTTTTACAATTCATATAATCTACTGTATTCTTAAATCCATAATCAGAAGTATAATATCTTTTCTTTTCTGTCAACTTTTTAGCGTTCTCAATCGTTATGTTGAAAGCATCACCTTCGGTTGTTCCTTTTAAAGCGGCTTTCGTTAAGGCAATAATTTTGGTAAATGTTCTTAGTTTCCTACTAGTGGTTGATGTATCACCACCTAATAAATCTCCAGTAATATTTTCCACATAATTCTTTAAATCGTGATACCTTTGTCCGTGCATCATTGGTACAATATCAGATTCAGTCAAACCCTTAAAACGAATATATGGTTTCATGCCATCATATTGTGATACCGACTTTGTAGAACCGTACAAACTGGTAGTTTCAAATAGGCAAAGATTCATACCATACTTTTTATTACAGATTTCTCTTACTGTATGACTGGTACAAATGGCGGATAGGAGTTTACCACCCAAATAATTAAATCCAAATGGTTGTGCTGGTACAATTACGAATCCCATGGCACAAGAAGCATTGAATCGCTTGGCCGTATCTTCCTGTTGAATCCAAACTTGTCCTAGGTAGTCATTACGGGGTTTCATATAGATGACAGGTGAACCTAAACGAATGAATCCTAGAATCTTTCCTGAGTTCTTTTCCTTGACCGCTAATTGTATATTTTTACCAACTGGTGCTTTATTAATATGGGAACTGGTAATGGCAAGTAATGTTTCAAATTGAGTATTGGGTATTTCACAAACATCGATATCCATGTCCTTTGGGTGCATGGTAAAATCTGAGAACAAATCATCTTCTGGTGGAAATAAAGAAGATGGCATATCTGCCACATTCTTCAACTTTTCATCACGCATATATTCTTCGGTACTTCCGATATTACTAAAGTAATCATCAAACACTTTAGCACAATGTAGTGCTTGTTCTCTACTTAGAATCATCTGTGCCCCATTTGATTTTTAACCAAATGCGTTCATGAATATAATAATCAATACTCAATAAAATATGTAATAATGTGGCAAATCCTGTGGCTTTACTAATATCACCCGTAAACATATATGTCCACAGAATGGTAAATAACCAGGCTGTGATTCTATAACTAATCATCCTTGCAACGGTTCTTTTGTGTGTTTCTATCATATCTTAAATCCTTCAAAGTTTTTCTTTTCATGTTTAATTTTATTATGAGCACCAACACCTTGGTGTCCTGCATCAGCAAGGCCTTGTTGTGCTGATTGTTCAACATCAAACAATTTCATCTTTGCTCTATCAACACCAATAGTAAATCGTTTGTAATAAGATGGATCATTATAACGATTCTTTAATTGTTTGACCATCATCTGACCCATTGATTCCAAATCTTCAGAAGAAATCAAAGCAAACATTAAGTCTGCCGTGGCGGGAAGTCCGAACGATTCACTCGTATCTTCAAGTCCTGGATCACTAGATGTAAATCCGGATCTTGTAGTCTGTGTCGCAGATACAATAGGAACGTTATACTCAACAGCAAGACCCCGAAGCTCCTCTGCAATTGATTTAACATAGGTGTACGAATTAATATTCGCACCAGCCTTAATACGAGAACTGCAACAAATATTAAGGTAGTCAACAAATATAATATCAGGTACGAAAGACCTTTTGAGATTGAGTTCATTTAATAAAGTCCGAAAGTGTGAGGTTGAGGCAGATGCGGTAGGATATTCTTTGATAATAAGTTTACCGGTACACTTCTCACGAACACGATTAACTTTCTTATCATACATATCTTTTGGTAAATCAATAAGGTCATCTAAAGTAACATTTAAAAGATTTGCATCAATACGCTCAGCAATCTTTTCTTCAGCCATTTCAAGTGTAATGTACAATACATTTTTGCCTTGAACCATTGCTCCTGCCGCCACATGGCACATAAACAAAGATTTACCAACACCAGTCCCAGCAAGAGCAATATTGAGAGTTTTAGCTGGCAGACCACCTTTTGTAATTTTGTTGAAGCATTCCAAGTCGAAAGGAATTCGTTCCTCTTTTCTATGATAGAATTCAAATCGAGCATCAGAGTTCTCTAAGTAATCATGGCCTACGGTTGTATCGAAACTGACGGCCAAAGCGTCCGATAGTATAGTGGGAATCGCACCTTTCTCATGGCTTTTGTCCTTACCATCGAGAATTGAAATAGCCCGTAATACGCCATTGTAAATGGCTTTCTCTTGGCAAAACTTTTCCGTCTTATCAACAAGCCATTGAATCTCGGACTCCTGTGTACGATTATTTTCAACTTCTTTGAGATAAGTTTCACAGTTCTTAACTTCGTCATCCGTAAGAGTGTTCTTTTCTTTGATGGCAATACTAATTGCCTCAATCGATGGCGGATTATTGTAAGTTTCCGTGAATGATGTAATTTCATTAAATATAGTCCTCTCGGTTCTGTCCGAGAAATAATCTGGTTTAATAAATGGTAAAACTTTTCTTAAATAGTCCTCGTTATAGACCAGATTTTTCAGTATCGCTTGTTCCAACTTCATCAATTACTTCCTGTTCAATGTTACTACCCATAATTTCAACAAGTAAATCACCTAGATAATCTTTAAACTTGCTGTCTTTTTCCAATTTACTTGGTTTATCTACTGTAGATTCTAACACATCATATGCAAAAAGTAAATAGACTTGTTCATTTTCTTCTTTGAACTTTACCTTACCATATTTAAAAAGTGTGTCTTTATATGGACCATCAAGTAATTTAATATGTACCGCAGTCCCATCATCTTTTGGGTAAATAAAACAGTAATCAATTCCTTCAATCATCTTCTACTCCATTTGTAGTTTCCAAATCAAATGCTTTTTCAACTGTATCATCTTGCATAATACTACCAGAAGCTATTTGATAAGTATTTTGTACATAATCTTGAAAAGATTTTTGTTTTAAAATTGGTAACCAAAATTCAGAAGTATCGGTATCTTTGATACGATATTTCTTTTCTTCTATAACGCCATCCGAATCCACCTTTGAGTACCAACCATTAGATGGTTTAACAACATGTTTTGAATCAAGAGCAATATCAAGTAAACCACTCCACTTGCTAATACCGCCATCATGACGAACTGTAACAGGAATCTTAGCTTTTTCTCTAACATAACGAGATTTCTCCACATTGATAATAAAATTATAACCAATTACTTCGGTGCCTTCTTTTTCTTGTTGACGACCGATAATGAAGATGTTATCAGCAGAGTAATAAGAACCTGTGCCACCACCAACAATTGCTTTAGGGAACATTCCAATTTCCATGTAAGTATGATTAACTACAATCATGGGAATATCTTTAAGTGATAGATGCGGTGTTACCATTCTAAACAAAGATTTAACTGCTTTAGCTCTTGACATATCACCAACGGTTTTACCTTCTAGTGCATCATTAACCTCTTTGATAGAAGCCAAATTACCAATTGAATCTACGATGATAATTAAATGATCACCACGTTCAACTTCATTCATCTGTTGCATAATATCGATTTTTAATTTTTCAATATCGGTAATAGGAGTATGCAAAACACGGTTAGTATCAATACCAAAAGAGTCAAAGTAGGATTGCGGTGTGCCAAATTCTGAATCATAGAATAATAATGCTGCATCAGGATATTTGTCCAAATAAGATTTGGCCATCAATAATGAAAATGCAGTTTTAAAATGTTTGGATGGACCAGCCCACATTGTAAGACCAGGAGTTAAACCGCCATCGAGTTTACCACTTAGTGCCACATTAATAATTGGCACAGATGTTGGAATCATATCTTTATCTGTAAAGAATTTTGATTTTGATAGAATAGCAGATTCTTTAATACTACTATTCTTTTTAATTTTGTCAAGTATACTCATTCATTTTCCTTTTTACGAAATGCCAACTCAGCATCATCTACATACATACTGTCTATTTTAGATTTCCTGTTTGGAAATCCACGTTTCTTTTTTGATATTGGTGGAATACTTTCACCAGAAGCATCATCAATTACGATGGGTTCTTCTTCTGCCGGCACACTCTCCTCAACTGTTGTGATATTTTCTTTTTCAATCTCAACTTTATCTACTTTTTTAGAAACCTTTTTGGTCTTTTTGGAGAACTTTTTTGGATCATCAACTTCTTTAGGTACCACTTTTACTTCTTTTTGTTTCATAGATATGTTTGCTGCTATCAATAATAACACAGCTAACGGGTCAAATACAACCATTATTAACATAATTACCAAACGAACGGCTTTATCAATCGCAGTATCATCTTCCGTACCATAAATCATATCACCCACATACTTAATAGGACCAACTTCTGCCACAAGTTTATTGGATTCTTTAAGAAGTGGTAATTTCTTTTTGTTAATTTCTGTCAATTCTTTTTGTGTAGATTGTATTTGATTATCTAAACGATTACTTGCCGTTGATGGATCCTTGGCACGAGCAAGGAGATAATCCAATCTTTCTTTGATAATCTTTTCTTGTTGATTTAATGTTTTAACTTCAACAGAATTTGCACCAGCATCCAATGTAGATTCAATATGTGCTTTAGATAAAAAGCCAAAAATACCCATACTTGTAATTACCATAAGAATAATTACGGCAAAAGTCAAATATGATTTTAATAAAAGTGGGCAGTTCTTCCAATTACGATATAACCATGATGTAGTAACCAGTTTGCTGGCTTCAAGAACCGAGCCCATAAAAACGATTGGCCAAAATGCGCCAGTAAATATTGCTGCCAAACCAAGTATGGAATAATAGGCAGCAATACCAGAAAGTGCTAATGCACAGAGTAATGTTAAAAATGTCATGAGAAGAAATCCTCTAAGCTACTTACCTTTTCAGTTGACCATTTCATACAGTCCAAGATAACCTTGATTGGTTCTAAGAACGCTTTGTCAAATTGTAAATCATAATCAATATAGTTGTCAAGCCCAAGTTCTGTTGGTAACCTATTTGGATATGAAATGACTGTATCTTTGAACGGGTTTGGCATCTTTAGATAAGTGAATTTAATCTTTTCACCTTCTTGGATTAATTGATATTTTTTGGTAAGATTGTGTTGTTTTAAAAAGTTGTTATATAAAATAGCGCCCTTAACATGAATTGGAGTACCCAATTTATATAAAGTTGCAGCATCGGAGTATTTATTCAAGCCATTTAAGCCCCGAGGAAAAGAAATCTCCTCAGGTGGCAACTTATGAAAATCTTCTCTGAACTTGGCAATAAACTTATGAATGTCATCTTCTGTACCATTCACCATTAGGCTTATAGATTCTTTCATCTTCTCACGAATAGCAGATGGTGTAGAAGATTTAATCATTTCCAAACCCATCACCTTCATTTGAGGTTCATTGTATTGGACGCCTTCATTATTATACACATTTAAAATGTATCGTTTCTTGGCAGTCCAAATACCTTTGTCAGAAAGACCTTCTCTTTTCATTTGCATCTTCTGGTCATAAGCATGAACATAATCAGAAAGTTCTTTATAAGAAATATCAATGAAAGGCTCAAGTTTATCTCTACAAATTTTATCCATCAAAGATATTACTTTTTGTTTGTCAGATGTGTCCTTGATAAATTTATTAACCAATTCTCCCATTCGTAGGTAAATTGAATCAGTATCAGAAGCAATAACATAATCAGCATTTTTGGTCTCCAAAAGTTTATTCATCCACGCATTAATCTTGGCTTCAATCCAACGAATACTTAATTGTCCAGCAGTAGTGACCCCAAGAGCCATCCGTAAATCATAAAAACGAAAATATTGAGAACCGAGAGCACCGTAAGCAGAATTGAGCGAAACCTTCTTGGCGAGTTGGATGTTGTTGTACTTGGCGATACGTTTTTCAATTTCGTATTTTTTCGATTCATCTTGTTCATGTTCATATTCCTGTTTGGCTTTCAACATTAATTTTTTAAACTTGCTTCTATCAGTATACATTTCTTCCATCATTTTAGGTAAGAAACCTTGAATGTCGGTACGGAAGAATTGTCCGTTAGGAGTAATTGTTGCATTGGTAAGTTTAGATGTATCAACAGATTTGCTCAACAACTTATTCACATCAACACCAGAAGAAAGAATCTCACGCATCTCATCTGTATAGTTTTCAGGTTCAATAAGAGTTTCTGGACTGATATTATATTGCATCATCAAATGTGGATACAAAGAGTTTAAATCAAATGATGCCACCCAATCATGCTTACCAACCTGAACTTCTTTAACATAGGCACCCTCAAACGCTGATGATTTCTCTTTAACAATCCTAGGTGGAACAATAATGCCTTTTTGAAATAGATAATCATATGTCATTGAATCCCACATACGAGTTTGTGCAAAGATATCTTCAAAGTTTGTTTTGGTATCATACGCCAAGGTTACTCCTAATTCAAGCAACTTCAACTTTTCTTCCAGTTTAATAATGAGTTCAACGTCTTTGATGTTATACTCAATAAACTTTTGATAGTTCAAACGATATAGAGCATGAAGGTTATCAAATTCATCATAAGAGATTTTGCCTTCACCCAATTCAACTTGAGCAATGGCATCTAAACGATAAGATTCTTGTGACTTTCCGCCAGGAGCATACCATTTGTATAGTTCAATATAATCGAGAGATTCGACACCCATAATATTATAAGCAACCATTTCACGACCATTAATATTGGTCTTGCGTTCACCAATATAATTCCACGGAGATAACTTTTTGGTTGCATCTTCACCAAGAATTTTACGAAAACGATTGATGATATAAGGCTCATCGAAGAACTTAGTATTCCAGCCAGTTAGAATATCTGGTGTCTTATCAGCCCAAAGCGACATGAATTGTTTACATAAAGAATATTCATCACGGCATTTAACATAGATTTCTTTACCTTGAGTTTCATAATCACCACAACCAAAAACATAAATTGGACCATTGAGATATTTTAATGCAATCGCTGTGATTGGTTCATTTGCTTGATATGGGTTTGGGAACCCATTTTCAGAACCAACCTCAATATCTATTACACCAACAAGAACCTTATCGAAATCATAGTCGACCATGCCATGATGTTGGTCGGCAATAAAGGCATATTCAAATCGAGTTTGTCCATAGATTTTACTGGCATTAGAAACACCTTCAAACTGCTTGATGAAATCTCTAGCTGAACGGATATCACCAAAGATTTTTTGGTCAAGATATTCACCATCGAGTGAGGTGAAGTTTGTGATTTTTTTGGAAGGTATATAAAGTGAAGGAGAATATTCAACTTTCTGCTTCACTCTCTTACCATTTTGAATACCTCGATAAAGTATGTTGTTACCGAAGCTTTGAACATTTGTATAGAAAGAACTCAATTTAGCCTGTAATAATTTGTTGTTTAGGAACGATGATGCCAGCACCAAAGATTTGGTCATAATTCGTAATAAAATCTTCTGCTGGAGTATAAGAGTATACTACATGTTTCTTGGCTAAGGCAACCGTTGCACCTGTTTTTTGTTCAGAGTGAATAGGAAATGGTGAAAATCCAACTTGTGGTTCACCTGTTTGTTTATTACGAACTACTGCAATACCAACTGGATTTACCAATACGAATTCCGATTCTGATTGAGATTCGAGTTCTCCAATAACTTCTTCACCTGTAACTAATTTGAGGGCTAATATATTCATTTTGTTTCTCCATATAAAATTTAATTCAATTAAGGCCAAGTAATTAAGAAGTTAACTT